TTACGTTGTGGCTGGAAAATACCGGTAAATCGTCGATACCCCCACGCCATAAATAATAGCCAGTTGCTGCCGTGTGTATCCGTTATCCAGAAGACGGCCGATTTGCTCTCGGTCATCTTGCGTTAATGCCGCCGGTCGTCCGCCGACTCTGCCCTGTGCTCTCGCCGCGGCCAATCCTGCCAACGTCCGCTCGACTATCAATTCGCGTTCCATTTCAGCCAGTGCTGACATGACGTGAAAGAAAAAGCGCCCCATAGCTGTGCTGGTGTCGATACTGTCCGTCAGTGACCGGAAGTGAGCGCCGCGTTCGTGCAGATCAGATATCAGGGCTATCAGGTTTTTGACACTGCGCCCGAGCCTGTCCAGTTTCCACACTGCCAGTGTATCGCCCGGCTGAATGGCCTTTAATGCCCGTTTCAGTCCCGGCCTGACGGCGGTTTTACCGCTCATTTTGTCCTCAAAAATCTGGTCGCAATTTATGCTGATAAGCGCATTTCGCTGTAAATCGCTGTTTTGGTCAGTTGTTGATACACGGATATAGCCGATGACCGCCATTGTTTTCCCTCATGTTTGCTGTAATGACGGGATTATTACGGATTTATCCGGTTATGGCTGCATTCCCGGAAACCTTGGTTTACCGGAAAAGTATCAACCAAAAGGAAATTATCAACCAGCAGGGGATTACCCGTTAGCAAGTACGGTATTTTGTGTAGGGCAAAGATGGTACGGCATGACATCACAGAGAAAGCTGGACACGGTATATAAAAATAATACTGGGAAAGGCATTTACGTTTCTGTTTGCCTGGCATCAGACGGCGTAGCAGGGTTGGTATCAATGAAAATGTATGCTGAAGACGTGCCGGTAGGTACATTTCAAGTGCAGGTGCTCGGGGAAAATGGCCGGTATACATACGCAACCGTGTCAGCGCCTATACCTGCCGGATCATCATACTATTTGACTGTGCCAGCGGCAGAATCAAAGTTAAATATTAACTCATGGTCGGAGCTACGATAATGTACACAGAAGTCATAGCGCAACGTTATTTTAAAGATAGTGATGGTAAAGCCCGGTGCATTGATATTATGCCGATGAATAAAGATACATGGGAATCTGAGATACCGGAGGATTGGCATCCCATCAGTGAGAAAGAGGCGGATAAAATTGCCAATCCGCCGCTGACAAAAGAACAGCATATGAAGCAGGCTGAAGCGAAAAAACTGGCATTGATTGCGGAGGTCAATGTCGAAACTCAGATGCTGCAAACAAAACTCGCACTTGGCCGCATTAAAGATGATGAAAAGGCGCTGTTAAACGCCTGGCTGGATTATCTGGATGAACTGGAGGCAGTGGACGTATCCACCGCCCCGGATATTACCTGGCCGCTTAGGCCGGTGGTGTAGGCCATTCAGTACCGGCACCGGCGGATGTGTCAGTATCAGTGACTTTCACACTGTAAATTTCCCATTCTGTCAGTTTTGCCCGGTCTGTTTCAGTTGCCATGTTGAGGCGTATTTTACGTTCCAGCATGGCAATTTCCTGTTCAGCTTCTGCCAATAGCGATTGTTTCTGACTTTCGGCAACAGCGACCTCATGCGTGTGCTGTTCTGCTTTATCTGTCACCCACTTTTTCCCGTCCCACTTATCAAAAGGCGTTAGTGGTTCAAGTAATGTCAGATTATCCGGTAGTGCACCGACGGTGTTTATCAGGACTTTTTCTTTTGTGGCTTTGTCATAACCGGTTTTACCGCGATGGTCTTCCATATGCAACCAGCGTTTACCGTCCTCACTGCGGACAATGGCAAATCCCGGTGCGGGTAATTCCGGTTTATCCGGATAGGCATCAGCTTTCAGACTGAACCCTAACGGCACCTCATCCATGCTTTTACCGGTATATTCCCGTGTCAGCGGGTGGCAGCAATACACCTCTGCCCAGCCCGGAACCGTAGCCAGCCCGTTTTCATCAAATACCACGTACTGAATTTCTGTGTTGTAATCTGCCATTTTAAATAACCCTCGTAATATAAATAACCGCTTTGTTTACCGGTCTGAATTCATTTGCAGTGCTTACCTGACGGGATGCATCAAAAGAATACGCTATAGAGTTCCCGCCTGATCCTGCGGCGCGACCACCTGAATTGACGGAGTGCCGGAATACCCCCTCAGAAAAATCTCCGCCCTCAATCGTCGGATTACCAAAGCGGCCGGTCAGGTTCCGCATAGCATCGCTCTGGACGCTGCCCAGTGTTCGCCCGGAGTCATAACCTTTTCCGCTGTCCAGTGCCCGTTTAAACAGCCCCCGGTCGTCGGGAAGTTTCAGCCCCGGAAAGACTTTGGCAAGCTCCGGATGAACTGATGCACTGAATGAACGGCCGTCATTCGCTAAAAAGTTTTCAGGGATAGCGGCTGTTGACTGCCATTCGATAGTTGCGCCGACCGGAATACCCACTATGCGGTTCTCACGTATACTGCCGTTATTATTTAAATAACGCGCGGTCACAACAGCATAAGGGTCAACATAAATCTGGCCGGTGTCAGAGCTTCCGATCCCCGATGAAATGGAAATCCCTTTGATATACTTCACATTGATGTCGCCGGAAAACGCACAACTAAATCCCATTCCGGGCATTTCAGTAATCGCATTTAAGGTCAGATAATTGCCAGCAGGCTGCTTTTTATTGAGTGCATCAGTCACACTTTTCTGGCTCATAACATCTTTTGTTGACGTACCTGTCCCCTGAACCACACCACTTTTTGCCGCTTCCCCCAAACCAAGGTTTTTGATAAAAGCTTCTGTATCCGGGATGTCTGCGCCGTTCTGGGCTTTGGCGAGATATTTTTTCAGGTCTTCAGGCGTGGCGTAGTTCCAGTTGGAGATTATTTTTTTGATCGCATCCTTCAGCTGGTTATCATTATTTTTATCCTGCGCAATACCAGCCTCAACCAGCACACCAAGAATTTCCCGCTGGACGGAATTAAGCCAGCCAGCCTCAAGAATTGTCGGTGCTATACCGGCGGCCACGTTGCCGTTTGTCCACTCGCCGTTTTTATCGGCGGTACTGGTGACATCACCAATTTTTTTCATAACAAAGCCTCACTCAGTGAAGGTGATAATTAGTCGTTGATAGTCAGGATTTACTGGTCGTAACCGACCTGAAGGATCGTGTGAGAGGGGGAAATCTGATTAAACTGGCACTCGAGGTAATGTTCACCCCACGAACGCAGCGGATCACCACAGTAACTGCCGCCGGCGACCGCGTATGTCACCTGTGTGTTTCCGGCATTGATGCGCCAGACGAACGGCCATTCATCACCGTTCAGTGCGTCACCACAGGCTGACAACCCCGCCCTTGCCTGCCGGAATTCGGTAATGGTGATGGTGTAACCCATCTCGGCGGCCAGGCTGATATAGTAGGGTTTTGACATCCCGCCGGTACGCAGCAGTTTTGAAAGAACCGCAGATTGTCGTTTCGGAATGGTATCCATCTCTCCGATCGCACAATCATCCGGCAGGCCGAGTGTTTTCTCCCACTCTGGCAATAGCGTTGTGGCCGTCTTCGGAAATGCCCCCTCAAGCAACTGAACCGCATCGATATCCGAGGCCTCATAACCGCGCGCCAGCGCCCGAAGAACAGCATGCATATTCGACCCGGGGCGCCAGTCCCACGCCATGCCCTGCGGTGCCAGTCCGATCATCGCCTGAGTGTAATCATCAGCGGTGTAATTCATGTGTATGACACCTCCCCGCGCTGCGCCAGTTCACCAGTGCTCAGAACAATATTCTCAGACGGTTTTTTCAGGACAAAGCCGGTGGTGCCGGGGATATCAGCAATCGCATACTGCAGGTCAGAAAGGTAGATTTTTGCGCCGCCGGTCGGGTCACTGTCCCGGAAAAACACATCATCAATGGCTTTGGCTATCTGCTGATGCAGTTCTGAAGTTGCCCGGCTCAGCCCTTCAATTTCAAAATCTATCTTTTTTGCGATAGGTGAACAGACCCACACCAGTGCCGTCACCGTTTGTACATCCCAGATATGATCTGCGACACGCAACTGATCGCCGGTCGCATGAACAGCATAGGTTTCTTTGGTAGCCGGTCCGTCAGTTCCCAGCGGAAAACCGCCGTTGCTGTTACCGTCACACATGATGTAAATACCGACCGACCCGGCCCCCAGCAGGCGGCGTTTTACCCAGGCACGGGAAATACCGGACACTTCTTTCGCCCAGCCTTCATAGTCTGTATCGCTGCCGCCCTGAGGGGGTTTTTGGTACGCATGCAGGACACGCTGCCGGAAAGCCTCTTCATTCTCAATATCACTGCCGCCGGTGATCGGATCAACAGCAACACAATCTGAAGATACCCCGGAAATAGCAACTTCAAGTGTCAGCTTTGTACCGGCCGATGAGTTACCCGCAGCGCCGCCGCCGTAAATATTATCGTCAATGCCGGGCAGGATGGCCTCAACAGACACAATGCCTTTCCCGTCAGCATTAATATGGGCCTCAGCAACAGACTGGTACCGGTATCCATCCCCGCGGGTCATTGCTGTACCGGCCGGAATGATGCGGCCCGGCACGCCGTCAAACGGCACCTTCGCACCGGTGGCTTTGTTCGGGGGTTTACGGTACACCCGCTTCAGCGCTCCCCAGCCCGCCAGATATTCATCCGTTGCGGTAAACGGAGTTGCCTGTTTTGCAATGTAATCCAGATAGGCATAATGCAGGTGCGCCATACCGGCATCCATATCCGCCAGTACCCGCATATTGGAATACCGCAGCAGCGCACCGGGCTCTTTCAGTTCATTGCGCAGGAAATTCTGGTTCTGCTCCCGCAGCTCCGTCAGTGTTTTACGCTTAAACGGCATTTATTGTTTCTCCCATACCCAGTAAAAACGCAGGTCTTCCGCGCCGACATCCGGCCGGTGATAACGGATAACCATGTTCAGCCGCTGCGGCCACACTATTTGTGTCCGGATCTGAATATCAGAGACGACCCCGTCAGTTATCAGCCACACCAGCGCTTCGCGGGCGTAATCCTCAGCTTTCTTTGCCACCTGCGTGGTCAGTTTCTGACGTCTCAGCAGCCATAATCGGGATCCGATAAACCCCTCCGTTCCGGTATCGGCCCACCATCCCCGCCGGTACTCATCGTCGTAATCATCGTCACTGTGTGCCAGCCGGTCCGTGAACAGGCTGATCATAATCGCTGACTGCAAATCATCGCCGGCCAGCAGGTCACCGTTTCCGGATTTCCAGTCCGCCCGCAGTGTGTCCGCGTTCCACCAGGAAGAAATATCAGACATCAGACTTTATCCTTAATCGGATTACTGGTTTTGGTGGCACTGCCCGGTTCCACATTTTCCACATCGTGATCGTGCTTGTTGTAACTGTCCCGCAGCGCTTTCAGTGTGGATTTATTGCTACCGTAGTTATCAATCACATCACCGGACACTTTCAGGATCGGCGTATTCAACACCACTTCTGTTTTGGCATTGACTGTCACCTTATCGGCGTTATTGATGGTCACATCTTTATCTTTGGCCTCAATCACAATGCCGTCCTCTGTCATGTGGATGTACATTCCCCACAGGTTGTACATCACGCTTTCACCCGGTGAGAGGCCGGTATGCCGGGAACCGGGGTGATTGCTGCCGATGACCACCGCACTGGAGCGGTTTCCGCCGAGATAGGCAATCAGAACATCGGATCCTGGTGGCAGAGAGGACGAAAAACCAAATTCCGTCATACGGTAAGTGCCGTCCCGGACTTCCATCGCGGTGCTGTACTGGATGGTCTGAATCGCCCCGTCATCTTTGGTGATGCTGGATTTACCGGCACCGATCATCATAGACATCCGGGTTTTTAAATCGCGGATCTGATCACTCATCATCACACCCTTATTACCTGATAAAATTCATACGGTTCCGCAATGAAGGCTTCCGGCGGCATCAGCTGTAATGTCGCGCGCGTCCCGCCCGCATCCCGCAGATAGGTCACATCCGACAGCGTCCAGAATTTATCCGTCACGCCAAGAACAGGGATGTTTATCGGGATCAGCGTATTCGGCTCCCACAATTTCCCGGAGGCATCCCGCCAGCTGTCGACCATCACACTCAGGATTTTTGAGCGCCCGTAGCGGCGGTTCATCTCCCAGTCGATGCTCTCCTGCTCCCGTTTAGCGGTGATCAGCGTGCTTTCAATAATGGTGATGTAATTCCGGTACCGCATTTTTCCTGCTTCCGGGTCCCGTGCTGAGGCGTTTTGTACTGCTGACACATCCCCGGCAAACGGGGTAACAGACAGTGACACGCCGGTGTAATCGGAATACCGTTCCGCCATAGAATCCGAGAAATCAGCACTTTCGATATTTTTACCCTGCTCCACGCCGCTGGCCGCCACCTTGTCACTGACGCGGGTCAGCAGCAGGTTTCCGTCCGGCTGTTCGTAATACAGCAATGCAGAATTCCGGCAGCAACGGTCAATCACCTGCTGGCAAACCTCCCCCCAGTTCAGAGTGAATTGCGGTACAATCTGTAATTCACTATCAGGAATGGTGCTCATCACTTCTATTCCGTACCACTGAGCCAGTTTACGGGCTATCTGCAGTGCGCTTGACTGGCTGATTACGTTGTTCGGCCAGTTGGCGGAGCAATCCACCAAATCCTGACATTTACCCCTCCCGGAGACACTAATCTGATGCTGATTTTTATTGATCTGCCCGTTCCAGGTGTCGATATAACCGGTAATAACCCGATCCTGACCGAGAAACACCTCACAGGGGTCACCCGGTTTAAACAGTTGCTTTTCATCCGTTGCCGGGTAGTAATCCATCAGGCTGATTTCAAAGTCATTCGGCAGCCGTTCAATACCCCGGGTAACCCGGACGCTGTCCCAGCCGGAGATACGCTTGCCGTTTATCACCAAGGATAATTCTTCGGTTTTTTTTGTCTCTTCCGTCATTTTTTCAGTGCCTTAAATCTCACCGGCATAAACGCCGGATGCCGGGGCTGAATCTCCATCACCAGCTCGTCGCTGCGGGTTGCATCCTGATACAGGCGGTTGGCAACATTGAGAGACGGCAGCACCGACGGCAGAGCGTAAGACGACAGGCGGCCGCGTTCGGATCCTTTATCGGTGAAGAAAATGACAACCTGTTCGCGCCGGTTCAGGAGAGTAAGATAAATATCATCCAGCGCCAGATCCCCGGTAATAGTCATGGCATCATCAAGGGATTCACAGACTTCACGCTGATATCCGGCGGCCTCGGTACTGTTTGTCGGGTCAGACTGTCCGGCCACAACCGAAAGCGCCGATGCCGCCAGTACAACCAGCATCATTTCAGTCAGTGCGGCAATTCTTTTATCCTGCTCCGTCTGCTGATATTCCGGATTGCGGAAACGGGATAACGCATTCAGGATCTGCATCTTCTGACCGGTGTCACCGTCCATAGTGATCAGGATGACAAACACTTGCTGTATCTGTGCGATCACATCTTCCGGGGATGCTGCATCACTGACCGCGCTGAGTGTTTCGTCCAGCCTTCGCCGGCCAATAATGGCCTGGTTCAGTGTTTTATTGATAATTTCACGGTCATCAGCATCACCCTGATGTATGCGCTTGCCGGTCGCACCGGACACCGCCCCGCCTGCGCTGCCTTTCTGATAGCGCCCGTATTTATTGCTTCCGAACACGCTGTTCAGCGAGTTACTGAGATTAGTGACCTCATCAACTGAACTGCTGACCATATTTACCCAGAAATCCGCAGTCTGTTTCAGCGTCTTCATCATCTGTGTGACAGACCGGACTTCACCTTTAATCATGGCGATCGTCTTCAGGGTGGTATGTGCCGCTTCTTTCAGCCACTGCCCGAACGTCAGTTCACCGGTTTTTTCACTGCCGGTGATGGCGAACACTTTCAGGCCGGACTCGATCACCACCAGCTCAAATTCAAACACCCTGCCGCTTTCTGCATTTTCTGACACCCGCAGGCCGCTTTCAGTCACACTGACGGTCATTTCCCCGAGTGTCGGGTGAATTAGTGTTCCGGCCTCACCAGCTTCACAGGCGGCCACCAGATTGTCGCGCTGGGTAATAACGTCCGGCGCGTCATACACCAGGCTGTCCTGAATCAGGAATCCCTTTATGGTGATCCGCCGGTTGCTGCGCCCCATGTCCTCTATCCAGGACTGATCGCGGTACGCATATTCGTGAATAGCCTGGCGGCGGCCAAAAACACTTTCACCGCTGATCACACCGAACGGCACACCACGGAATGAAGCCTGCTGCAGGTGTTCTGACCAATTCCAGTCCGGCTCAATGCCGAGTACATCAGATATGGCGTCTTTGATAATTGGCATGTGGGCTCCAACGGAAAAAGCCGCAATTAAGCGGCATGATTAACATTTGGGAATGTTATTTATTGATGATTAGTACAAATTTATTAAAGTAGTTCGTACATTTGAAAAGGATAAAAGCACATGAGTTTATTAAAAACTATATCCGCATTGACTATGCTAGTTCCTGTAATTGCATTTTCTGCATCACCTATCGTTTGCGAAAATCAAGCACAGGGAAATACAGGCACATCCATATGGCCATCACTTTATATGCAGGACACAAACACCCTTTGTTTTGACGTGAAAGGCTGGCCTGAATTTTCAGGTACAAACTGCGTAAAAAATGGCAAAACAGCGAAGTGGACCGGATTAGTAATCGTGTGGGAAGACGGAGAATCACAGGGGCGTGATTCAACAAATTTTCGTGTTGTTAATCCTGTAGTCAATGATGATCAAATTCAATACCGCATAGAATGGTCGCGTGGCGATGAATGGCGAACAATGCAAAATGTAGTCATTAATCGACTTACCGGTGGAGCCGTAAGTTATTTTGTGACTGAGCATGGTGGTGAAAGTTATCAATGCCGGACTACTCAAAAAGCTATTTAAATTATTTGCATACAAGCCCATTTGGGGCTTGTATATCCATGTTTGCACAGTTAATTATGGCATCCTCGCCCACCATCCGAGTATGAATCCTTGTACACCTTTGTATACTTTCCTGAGTCAACATCACTGAGCGGTAATCTATCGTTCTCTATTGCAAATGTAGTGAACGCCTGTCTAAAATTTCCGTTTTTATATTGATAAATATCAACTTCTGTTTTGCCATCATCAGAACGCCATATTGTGGTAGTCAATGGTGCCGATGGATCTGCTGCATTAGCACGATACAAGCGATATGTTTTTCCCTCGATAACTAAGTCACCGCTTTCAGTAACATGCTGCGGCAACGGAGACACATCAGGACACACAAAAGGCTTTGTAAGATTAACCTTAGAAGCCAGAGTCATTGAGCTAAACAGCAATGCACTCATAGTTAAAATTAAAAAAGTTATTTTTTTCATTACAGTACCTATGACAATTAATATCTGACAGATACTACGGCATATTCATCGCAGTTGTAACCCTGCCTTTCGGTTTCACGTTAACGGTACTTTTTGTGCCAGTTTCTGCGTTAGTCAGTACGATTTCCAGTGTACCGCCAGACTTATTCTCCTGAAGCACTTGGGATAACTGCTCAGTGAAAGCCAGTAACGCCTGAGTTGGGTCTTTGTCTATTTTAAAGTCGGTCGCTGCTGATGCAGTCTCTTGTTGTTGAGCCTGCTGCATGGCTATCATGTCACGCTGTTCTCTGACCCTATCGGGATTACGAAGCCCTTTCCAGCGGTCATCCATAATTGAATCCATAATGCCATCCATTACTTCCTGGTGGCTGTACGGCTGCTCGATGTTTTCGACCTTAATCATATGAGGAATGACCTTAGCCAGTACATTAGGATCATGCATATTAAGCGGCTCATGCGGACCAAACCCAGTGCCTTTTGATACCCGATCTATGTATCCCTGAGTGTTATTTTTTGCCTTAGCTGGTGCGTACTTCCTCAGAAGGCCGTCGAAAGTATTCAGCCCATCTTCAGCATCAAGCATTAGCTGGCGTGACATTGCTGCTATCCCGTCTCTGGATGACCCGAATTTGACGTACCGATGGTCGTTACCGTAATCATATCCGACACTATTAGGGGCTGCTATCAGGTTGCCGGGGTTGTTATTTCTCAATCCGCGCCGGTTTGGATTATATTGCTCATCCTGCACCCAGTTATCAGGCACCTTACTGTTCAGAGCTGGCTTACTTTTTCCGGCTTCGGCTCGTTCCCTCTGTTCTTCCCATTTATCACCCCATTTGTTATAGATGTCACTATACATTTTGTCGTCAGGATCGAGGGCCGTCATCCGCAAGTCCTCAAACCAACTTAGTGAATCTCTGTACTCCTTGTCTTTAGCAGCCCATCGAATAATATCCTGACGCTTATCACCATGATAAAAATTATCTTCTGTATCATTTATACGCTTCTCTGATTCACGGATATTCTTCATTGCGCCATCAAGATCACCAAAGTCAGGAATGATGCTGGGTGAATCAATAAACTCGTAAAGCGACCTCTGGACCTGGTTCATTGTTCCCGATAATTTTGCACTGGCTTCATTTAACTGAGTGTTCACCTCAGTCATTTTTTGGGCGTAATCACCGTCAATAGTCAGGCCGTACTGATCCGATTTATTTAGTCTTTCCTGAAATTTTCCCTCCCGTAATAATGCAACAATCTCGGGGGGTAATTTCAATTTATCCCGAAGCTCCCAGTTTCTGTGCTCAGGCAGCACTTTGATTGCCGATTCAAGGCTTTTAAGCGTCGCCTCCATGTCAACGCTACCACCTTTGCGCTGAACAATATCAGCCCCGATAGATCTGATAGCTGCTAACGTTTCATTATCCCCGCCTGCAGTAATAGCACTACTGAACTTCTCGTACTGACCTTCCATAGTGTTACGGGCATCATTCTCGCTCATGCCACGCTGTTGTAATGTTCCAATCAGGCGGGTGCTTTCTTCAACTGTCATGCCGGTATTAGCAGCTGATGTTGTGCGATTTAACCCATCCTCAGCCATGCCAGTAATCAGTTTTCCGCCACCGGTGATGATGGCACCAATACCCCCCACTCCCATCATTTTACCGGCAAGCGCACCAAAGTTTTTCAGCGGCGGGATCATGTCCCCGATATTCTGAACACCAGCTTTTGCTTCATCTGATACGCCCCGGAGCAAATCACCGATCCCACGTAACCCGGTTAATGATTCATCACCACCGAGTTTCAGTTTTTCCCGCGCCTCGTCAAGGGTCGGAGTCAGACTGCGAACCTTTTCTTCCAGAAAAATAATCTGCGCACTGGCGCGATCATCAGCATTCAGTTCAAAATCAAAGGCATTACCCGCCATAATTAATCTCCGCTTTTAATCTCTTCGGCCTGCTCTACCCACCAGTGCAGACGGCTTTTTGACAGGAGCCACGCATCACGCGGCCCCCACCTGTAAAACCAGGTCACCTTTGCCGCCAGCCGCTGCCATGACCGGAGAGCATTTATGCCAAAAAAGGGGTCAGAAAATCACGGCACTGTTTGAAGTCTGTGATCGCCATTTTTTTCAGTTCTGTTTCCGGGATTTCACTGACCAGGGAAATCAGCCGGCGCATACCGGGAAGCGAGTTGCTGGCCTTATTCTGCACATCGTAAAACTGCTCCACTTCAATAAGGCACGGCTCTCGCAGGTTAACTTCCTCATAACGGACTTTGCCGTCATTGGATTCCAGCGGTTTACTCAGCGTGATAGTTTTTGTTGTTTCCACAATTAGTTCTCCGTTACCGAACGACCTTCAAAACGCACGTCAAACACGGCGTCTTCGCTGTTTACTTCCTGGGTCTGAACAACCCATAGCCCCTGACCGATGATGGTTTTGCCGTTCGCCAGTTCGGCCACCACGTTCACATTGGTCATGCCGTTAAAATCCGCCACAGTGGTACCGCCGGAATCACGGACACGCATCGCGATAAAACCGGCAACCGGCTTTTCTTTGTAACCGTGGACAAAGTCCATACCGGTCAGGGTTTCGCGGGTAACCGTGGACGGACTGTATTTAAAGTCCGCCGCCACCATAATTGACATGCCGTTGACGGAGACGTGAGCCGTTCCCGCCAGACGGTTGGATGTATCGCCCATGATTTCTCCTTAGTTACCCGGCATCAGGCGGAACTGGTTAAGCAGCGCAAACACGCGCAGCTGGTTAATGAGGGTGCCGGTCCAGAGGACATCAACACGGTTCGGGTTCTGGCTGTTGCGCTCGACTTTCAGACCGGCGGCAAAGCCTTTCGCGTCCTGCACATGACCGTTAAATTCCAGGAAACCATATTGCGCGATCAGTTCTGCCCGGATGATATTCGGCGTGACGATTGCAGACCCCGGTGCAAAACGGGTGCCGTCTTCTGCCAGCTTCATACGCCCGAATTTACTGGTCACCTGGGTGCGCAGATAACGGGAGACAAACATCAGCAGATACAGCGTTTCCACCTGAAGGTAACTGTCGTCATTATCGCCGTAGGCGTTTTTCTGGTAGGTCGTGATGATATTCTCAACCCGCACTGTACCGTCATCGTCCACGGTAAATGTGGAGATACCACTGTGCAGCAGGTTGTTACGTTCGGTCAGTTCAAAAATCTTTGTATCGTCCGGCGGCTGCACACCACTGATAACCAGCGTCTGTAACGGGCGTCCGGGGTCATTACGCAGACTCTGAGCAATGGCACCGGTATATGCCGCACTCCACTGATAATCTGGTGATGGTGAACCGTTTACCCCGAGCAGGGAGGAGTGCTGGTCGTTACGCTTTTCGCCAAAATCCGCCAGTTGGCCATAAGTGCCGGTGATCACCCCAAAACTGTGCCCGTACAGTTGCTTATCCCACGCCCAGCGGCCTGCCAGGAAGGTTTTGACCACATCGAGAGACGCGGTATCGGTATACGGATTCACGATAAAATCAAAGGACCGATCTTTCAGGTTAGCCAGACCATTGAGCGGATCCGGAGAGCCGTTACCGCCGGACATGGCCGTGATGGTCATTTCAAAACCGGACGGCGTCGATTCGCCCCCGGTCCGCCCGAGGTGGTTCAGGCGGATATCAATTCCGTTACCGTGAGCACCTTTGTTTTTGGCTGTCAGAGTAACCGTATCTGTCTCTGCCGACGCGGTTACCGGCAGATTCGCATTACGGTTAATCACCTTAGCCAGTCCGGCGGCGATCGCTTCTGCTGTGTCCGTGGCAACAACGGCCATCTGTACACGGATACCCGCGATATACAGTGAAATCACGCCGGTATCATTGGCAGCACTGGTAATTTTCAGTTTACCGGCGGCTGCTGTCTGCGATTCCGTGTCTGTCAGCGGTAATACCCATACCTCACCGGCGGTGTCATTACGGAAATACGCATCAGCCTCCGTGTGCAGCATGGATCCTCGGCCGAAACGTTCTGCGGCCTGCGTCCCTGATGTGATGCGTTCAGGAATACTGTCTTTACCCGCCGCACCGTCCAGCATCTGGCCGATTAACAACGTGCGCTGCGTGGCGGTTGCAGTGTTGGCCATCGAGTTATCAAACTCAACGAAAAACAGCGGGGTCCGCAAATTCTGCGGAATAGTGGCAAATGGCACTGTCATGCTTTTTGCTCCTTCACTTTCTGAGGATTACCCGGCACGACATCCCCCTGATTCAGACGGGTGCGCCAGAAAACATTGTCGGGGACGTCCTGCCCTGATTCAGGCAAAAGCTCCCCTTTGACCGGACAGCGGACGCTGCGGCCTTTTACAGGTTTTACAAACATGATTACTCCTGATTAGTCAGGTCGATGGAGACGTGATGCTCCGGGCTGCCGTCAGGCATCTGAACATTGATATCGATACCGGTGTGCGGATCCGCATCAACCGGATAAAACGCTTCCGGTCCCTGGTAATATTCGATATCCAGATCCATCAGCAGTTGCGCCATGTGACCTTCACCGGCAGCGCTGATGTTTATCTGAGCGCGGATATTCAGGAACTGCTGGATTTGCCGGGTCAGTTCATAACTGTTAATCACCGCCCGTTCAATCTGTTCCCGCAGGGCTTCCAGAGCAAGCTCTGCTTTTATAGCGCCGTTCAGGCCTTCCTCATCGAATTCTTCCAGGCGACCGGTAACGCGAACCGTGGTAACCGTGTTGAACTGCGGAACGTTACGGCCGAGTGAGTGTTTTTCATCAAACGGGGTCTGCACAATAATGCAGGGGTATTCCGCATTTGTTGTCGGCCAGTCCTGCGGGGAATACACGCGGTCTTCCGCGTTGGTTTTCCCCTTCAGGGCAGCAACAACCAGCTCACGAACTATGGCGGCATTCATTATTTCACCTTATTCAGGATCAGATGCGTCCCGCCGTGGCTGTCCGGCTGCACATCGGACACCACAAACAGGGTGCTGACGCTGTAGACAAACACCTGGTCCCCTTTCATCGGCGGCACAGTGAAAATAACATCACGTACACCGAGGATCGGCCGGGTGGTATTGATGCCGCTTTCGCCGTCCATGCTTTCGTAGTTCTGGAAATAGGCCCGGTCAAAAATGCCGTTGATATCGTAAAATTCGGCACCTTTGGCACTTTTCACCGGTTCCCAGCGCGCCTTTTCCGCAAAGACGTTATGCAGCGGGTTCAGCAGGTGCTTATCCCAGTCAACGCCCATTGATCGTTACAGTGCCGGGCCGGTTGGCTTTCGCCAAAATTTTCCGCACTGCCTCCAGCGACATGACCGCACCGAGATTCATCAGACGGCAGGCATCGGCATCATCCAGCGTGATTTGCTGGTTTTCCCGGTACAACTCACCGTTATGCTGCACACTGCGGCCTTTGACCACCACATACACACCATCAGCTTCCGGGTCAGATTCCGGAGTGAAATTCTGCGCTGATACGGTTTCGGTTACCGGCTCATTGCCGGCAGTCTCCGGATCCTTAACCGGATTAACCTGGCCGGGAACCATCAGCTCGGGCGGCAGGCCGCCCGGCTCCTGTGGTTTCTCCGGCGTATTTTTTTTATTCGCCATCAAATCCCCCTGTTAAACCACAACGGCACACAGTGATGCGTTAACACGGCTCGGAATGACCAGCGGCGCAGACTGAACCATAATAAAACGCTGCGCTGGATCGTGCTGCAGCCAGGACTTCGGCGCATATGCCATCGGGCCGTAATTGAATGCCGGATCCATAATGGCACCAAATGCACGGGTCCCCATCAGGTCAGCACCGGACATAATCACCGAACCATCGGCGATCATTGGCTCTTCTTTGTTTGTCAGCGGGTTAATAAACCAGTCGTTGTATACCCACAGGTCATAGTTGCCCCAGCGGCCTTTATAAACGCCGCCTTTCTGAACCTGAGTACCGGGGTTAATCTGGTTACCAAACGGAGAAAGTGCCGGAAAAACAATAGCACTGTCTTTAATCGACGTGTCCAGGCGGAAAGCTTTCCATGATTTGGTGGTGAACACGATATCCGTCGCCACCGCGCCGGACTCTTTCAGCATACGCTGCGCCCAGTCTTCGATATCGTCACTTGGTTGAGTGTTGGTTTTACCGGCTTCAACTTTCACCGGCCACTTATCTGCACCGCTCAGGGCAATAGTCAGATCAGGCGAACGCCCGAAGTCCACCACCTGATTTTCATAACCTTCACCTTTCACTGTCACGGTACCGGTCTGAAGCGCACTGGAGGCCATCCATTCCAGGCGGCGGTTAATCATGTCAATCTGGTCGGTCAGCTCAAACTGAACGTTCAGCATTTCACGCTCAGCGGCAGTGTACTGACCACCAATACGCTCACCAATCTGACGACGGACAGGTTTGCGCAGATCCGGTGCACGTTTGTCTTTAATGTAAGCCGGTTTAAAGCTGTTGGTCTGAAACTTACGGGACTCCACCAGCTTACCTTCCACCAGCGGTGAAACGAACGGAGCCAGACGGCGCAGACCGACATCCACATCAATGGAAACTTCTTCGGTATCGGATTCCACGATATTCGGGAAGAATTTATCCAGCAGAAAGTTCTGACTGGTCATCAGATTCGGAACAACCTGGATTAATACATTGGTATCGAAAATATTCATACTTTTTCTCGTATAAAAGACGTCACAACGCCTGCCGTGACCGGCATCATGACGTCTGTATTAAAGGGAGGGATCAGGCTTGTACGCTGTCGCGCAGGAAGATAGAGAACGGGCGCATTGCTGCTTTAAGATCGGCAGCGGTCCAGGTGTCATCAAAGATAATGCGGTTCTGGTTAAATTCACCCATCAGGTACAGGCCGCCGCTCACGGCATCAGTCGTGGTATCGACATCGTCAACCAAAATTGCACTCGGCTTTTCACTGCCGTCTGTTGCGTCTTTTTTGCTGATCACGTATTCCCCGGAGGCAGTGACCATACCGAGGATGGTACCTCGCTTCAGAATACCGGCCTTTGCAATAATTCCGGTATCGGTAACAACCTGAAGTGGACCGGAAATCAGTTGATCAGGATTAAATACAGAGTGGGTCACACCCGGACGAAACGGGTTCTGTGAGAACTGTTCCATTATTTCGCTCCCTTGTTGCTGTTATAAAGACGGGTCATCTGCTGCACCAGAGCATCTGCAGATCCGCGAACCGGTGCCTGTGCATCCGGACTGATACGCACCTGCTGCTCTGCCCGCATGCGGCTGTCGAGCGATACGCGCTGTGTTGCAGGCTGTACCGCACCCATCGCTTTCAGGGTGCTGATAGCTTCAGATGAAGACATGCAGGTATTGAATGCCAGATGTGCAGCCATATCCGGACGACCGGCGGCAGCCTTACTGCCAAAGATGCGAGCACAGCGTTTGCGTTCAGCACGGCGGCCTTTTTTCACATCTTTGTTATCGTCGTCATCTTCGGCGTCTTCATCATCACCTTCTGCGTTTTCATCGTCTTCAGCGTCCGAATCATCGTCGTCGCCTTCGGCTTTTTTGGCTTTACGGCCCTGTTTTTCGTCGTCCTGATCTTCTGCGCCTTCACGATCTTCATCGCCTTCCGCATCTTCGTCACTCTCGTCCTCTTCCGCTTTGCGGCCTTTGGCTTTGCGCACTTTTTTATCTTCATCCTCTTCCGAGGCTCTGGCTTTTTTACCCAGACCGATAAGGTGTGCAAAAGTAAACTTATTGTCTGCCATAGTTAAATTACTCCGGATTCTTTCATCAGTTCCTGAAATGCGACATCAGGACTGGCAACCACATCAGCCAGACCCATCTGTACGCCCTCGGCTGCCAGGTAACAGGCGGCCTGTGTATTGCGGATCACTGTCTCAGACAGTCCGCGGTTACGGGAAACAGTGCTCACAAACAGACGCCCCATTTCATCAACATCGTGCTGAATGGCCGCTTTCGCCTCATCACTCAGCGCCACATACGGGTTACTTTCCGCCTTACGGTTCCCGTAGGTAATAATGGAAACTTTCAGCCCGTCATCCTTGATGCGCTGTGACCAGTCACAGTGAATGACGATCACCCCGACCGAACCGACGCCGCCGGTACGCGGGACATAAATTTTGTCCGCAGCGCTGGCAATGGCATAGGCAGCAGAAAAGGCATTTTCTGACAGAATGGCATGAATTGGCTTTTTGCCGCGTTCGGCATAAATCAGATCAACCAGGTCAAAACAGCCGGCCACCTCACCGCCTGGCGAGTCGATATCCAGACAGATACCCTTCACTTCCGGATCGTTAACGGCGGTCAGGAAGACCCGCCGGATACCGTCATAACCGGTCATGCCGCTGTACGGCCGCAGTGTGCCGAGTTTCTGAACCAGCGTGCCGTAGACCGGGATAATTGCGATACCTTCCAGCACGTCATACCCACTGTCTTTCCGGGCTTTACGGCTGAAATATTCGTCATCGTCCTCCATCATGGTGCTGCGGATCTGTGTGATACCGAGCCGTTCTGTCAGTGATGACACAATCACTTCCGCTTTCTGCGGGTGTATAGCAAGAGGCGTGTTAAACAGCTTCTGTGCCAGGTGGGGTAAATTCACTTCGCCTCCTGTTTATTTTCCGGGTTTGGTGCAAACTCTTCTACCACAGCCCAGCTGGGCGGCGGCAATCCGAGCTCTTTAAACCGCTGAAGTTCATAGCTGCGCTGATCGACCAGCTCTTCCCAGTCCTCACCCATGTTTTCAGCCACTTCCATTTCCAGTGTTGAGAAACCGGCTTCCATACTGAGGATGGCCCCTTTTTTCTCCGCGACCGGATCCACCCAGCCGCGTCCCGGCCCCATCCACCGCGCACGGCAGTAGGATGCTGATGCGTCCATGAAGTCCGGCGCACCATTAGGCAGCGGAACATCTTCCACATCGTGAATTTCTTCGGCAAAGGCCACCGCTATTGGTTGTGCGAACCCGCTTGAGAAATCATCACGGCGGCGGGTCAGGGTTTTCCAGGCTTCCAGCATGGCGGCGCGGGCTGAGGAATAGTTAACATCAGACCAGTCCTGCGTGACCTGCTGGGCTGACAGGCCGGTGGCCGCAGAGATATTCCGCAACACCGCACTTTCAAAGCCGTCAAAGTTACTGGTCGGCCGGGCGGCGGACAGTGTGACTATTTTTTCATTCGGGAACAGATGCGGGATCCGTGCGCCGTTCTGAAGATTGAGGCGATTGTCCTGATAGTATTCTGTCCGCTGTGCCTGGTACGCACTCAGTTCGGCACCGTCATTAAATCCTGCATCCATAGTGTCTCCGAGTGCAGACGCCACCATCTGCGCATCATACGGGGATTCGATATACGCCCCGAAAATAGCGTTGAGGATTGCCGCCTCCAGCTCTGATTCATCGTACTTAATCAGCATTTTCAGTTTCTGGACGATGGGAGCCAGTATGCCGATCCCCCGGTGCTGCGCACCGCGCTCCATATCAAAATCATGCACCACCACCGGACGACCCCATGAGGTTTCACGCGGTACACGATTCCAGGTCATGGTTTTTTACCTAAATACCAGTCGCCCATATGGGCTTCACGGATGTGATAGGCGATCGGGGCACCGTCGCTGTCAATCTCCACACCGCCACGGATATTCGGCATGTCAAAATTCTGCTGCGGATTACTCAGGCGGTCGGGATCAACAATCTGAACCGTCGTCGCATAACGGGCCTTGCCGTGACCCAGCCGGTCAGGACGGTATTGCAGAACCGCCAGCGCATCACCGTCCAGCAGCTTATGACGGAAAGCCAGCCGCAGCATCTGCGATACAGTCTGTTTACGTTCAACATCACAGTACCGGCCCTTGTCATTTGCCCATGAGCGCCAGTGCGCGGTAATAAACCGGCTGTATTCGGCAGCCCACACAGCATCAAATGCCTTATTACCGGTCAGTTGCCTGAGCATCCGGTAATCGGGTTTGAATACCGGCCGGTAACAGGCACCCACTGCATTATCCAGGACACGGGTTATTGAGCCGGACGCCCAGCCGTCATTCCGTGCCAGATCACGCATACGTGACACAATGCGGTCACGGTAGATGTTAATTTCATTATCAGGCGACCACAGCGCGGGCTGCCAGTTTGCCATCTGATCACTGAATGAGTCCGCCGCGTCATACGGTACTCTGCCACTGCCGGACAGTGCCCCGTACTTCATTTTCGGAGCAGAAGGTGGCAACGGGCGCCCGTCTGCCCCTAAGATTTGTACACTCATCAGTACCTCACCCTGATTGGACGCCTGCGGGAGATCCCCAGCATGGCCTGTATTGTCTGGATCAGTGCCAGCAAATCGCCCAGGCTGGTCTGCTGATAGGAAACCGACCGCGTCCCGTCACCCTGTGTATAGGAAAATGAAACGCCCTTGGCACCGGTTGACAGGTCGATATAGGCCTGCTGCGCCTGAACAAGCGCCTGCTTTAACTGCGCATCACTCATGCCGGTAAGCAGCGTGGTAATTCGTGACATTGACACTCCTTATGGCAAAAGCTGGGATATCCGCTTCCGCTGAGGCTTTTCGTTGGTTTCCTCCGGGATGATTGCTCCCGGGAAGCGAAGATTAACTTTGGTTTCCGGATTCACTGCCGGTGCAATAAGCCGTTCCGGATTACCGGCGACAGCGTCAGCCAGCGCATTAAGTTTCAGCCCCATATACATCAGGCCGCACAGTGCGGCATAGCTGTACACGCGGCAGTCCAGTGCTTCATTAGCTCGCCCCGGTATCTGCTCCCAGACCCGGTACCGCTGACCGCCGGACACTTTAATTACTGACCGCTCTGCCAGCAGCTGACCGAAATACTGCAAATCCCGGTCAACCGGAAAGTGCATATACGCCGGTGCCGGTTCACCGGCTGCCGGTGGTTCCAGATGCAGACGACCGCGCACCGCATCTTTGGCCGCATTCACACCGATAATCACCGGTTTAAATCCGGCTTTTGAACGGGACGTAATGCGTTTTGTCGGCCAGATCGGTGAGCGCTTGCCGCCACGGGCGGATTCACCTTTGATAGCCCAAATCCTGCGACCAAGACGCGCTTTACAGAAATCATAAACAGCCTGGGTATGATGACCGCCGGAGTCCATACAGGCCGCCATGATGGCAAACCCGCGACCATCGGCACGCCGCCAGATTTGTTTCAGGTACGCATCGAGGCGCTCCCACGGCTCCGGTGTTTCCAGATCCCCCTCAATCACATCGTGAGCAACTGACCAGCTTTCCTCACTGCGGCCCCAGCCGACCACCTCAATCTCAAAGCGATCATCCTGTGTATCGATACCGGCCGTCAGCAACGTGACACCGTCCGGCACTTCCGCTGCCCATACTTCGCAGCGCTCCAGTAGTTTTTGTTCGCTCAGGGCTTTTTCTCCCCTGTCTTCGTATGGCTCACCGAGCACCAGATTGATAAAGGTCTGCCGCATCAGCGGGTCGTCTTTCACCCGCAGCCATTCTTTCACCAGATTCGGCCAGGACGCGTTCGGGAACAGACTGTACGCCGCCCAGATATGAAATCCGGCGTGACCGGTAAACGGCTTTTCAGCGCGCCATTCCCCGTTTTTAATCATCAGCGGTTTGTCGCTGTCGTGAATGACACACCCGTTATGGCGGCAGACGTAATACGCGGTATCCGGCAACCCGTTACCGTCTTTGTCTTTATCCCACTTCATACCGTACGGCGTATCGGGTCCGCCCCATTCCAGAATCTGAAATTCACCACAGTGCGGACACGGTACCCAGTAGTGCCGCTGATCACTTTCGTTGTAGGCTTTCTCGATACGACTAACGTTCTTTACGGTCGGCGTTGAACCGAGGCCGATTTTCCGGTTCCAGAATGTCTCTGAGCGTTTGATGCCCAGAGCAATCTGGTCACCCTCCGAACCGGCGCCACCGGACGGATAACCGTCCACTTCATCAAACAGGATGATCCGGCAGGTGATACGACGAAACCCACCGGGTGAGTTTGCGCCCACCAGCGTCAAATTGGCTCCGTTGGAAAACTGTTTCTTGAGGATGGTCTGGCCGCTGTCTTTTGCTTTGGCCTCACCTGCAATGGTTTTCAGTGCCGGGGTATCGCGCAGCATCGGCGCAATTTCGGTCTTACTGTAGTCCTCAGCATCTTCCACACGGGGCTGAACCACCAGGATCGGGGACGGGTCATGCGACAGGTAATAAGCAACGGCATGGTCAAGAATTTTGGTATACCCGACACGGGCGGATTTCATCACGGACACCTGGGTTACCGACGGATCGGTAAAGGCATCCATAATGCCGTCCTGATATTTAAATGACCGGAAGCGGCCGGTCTGTGCGGCGTTCTCTTTCGACAGCACCGCGTATTTGTTCGCCCACTCGCTCAGCGATAAGGCTTCCGGAGGTCTGACGACAGCGCGTTTCTGACTCAGTGCACGGGTGAATTGTTGCCATGCATTATCCCCCCTGTTCACTATGGTCAAGGCTCAATTCCTCCATCGCCTCATGAATAATGTCCTGCAGCGCGGCCACAAACTCTGTATCAGAGGAAGTCAGTGCCAGTGACCGCAGGCGGGGACCATGTTCAGGGGCTATCGCAATCAGACGGGTACGCATGGCGTGATATTCCTCACCCACCTTGTCGATCATGTCCTGCCACGGCAGCACCAGTCCGGATTCCTTTTCGTACTCCAACCGGGCCAGCTCCGCAAAGTAGTGCTCCTTGATAGCTTTCGACTCTTCCAGATCCCGGACTTTTACATCACCGGAAACCAGACCGGCATACACCGATTCGGCGCGCTGCTGAAAACTGCCTTTTTCTTTCGCTGGTTTTTTCTCCGGAGCATCAGATTTTTTCGCCGCATTTTTCGTGCGCGGGTCTTTGCTGTCCCGGTACTTTTTCAGGTTCTGGTCACTGGCCTCCACGTCGATTTCATCCCCCGCCATCACGATATATTTTCCGGACTTCATCCACCGGGTGATCGTCTTGCGGTTCACATCCGCATGCTTCGCATAGTCGGAAATATTCATCGTGGTCATGGGACATTTTCCTGCTGGGGTGGGACATAGGACATATGGGACATTGCATGGGACATGTCCCACATTTCATGGGACACAAAACTCAGAATTTTTTTACGTAACTTACTGAATCAGAAATGAAAGCACCTGCCCGCTGTCATGGGACATGGGACACAAAATCAAAATTTCACAGCTAGCCGCAGAACGCGGCGCGCAATGCCCGTGTAATATCAAAGACTTAGGAAGGACCCAAAAAATTCTGAGCACCATCCCACCCCAGTCATCCGTAAACTTGCAATAAATATCGACGTTTTCTTTTTCCTGTAACCGCATACTAACTGCTCTTTCCATTAATACGGAGCAACCTAATGCCAAGTAAAGAAATCATCCGAAGTCATACCGTGGATTTAGGGACATTAAGGCGCCAACTTAGCCATTACCCGGATAATACCCGCGTATCTTTCAGCGGACTGGATTTTCGCTGTGTAAATAAAACGGATGAGGATGTTGTTCAGATTGAGTTTGAACAGTCGGTTTATCGGACTTCTGAAGATGTCTTGGTGGTTCAAGATCATTCAGAATAGCTGATGCATACACATTAGCTTTGCCTCTGCTGACGGGCGCGTAGTCATAATCTATGCGCCCGTTTGTTACCCGACTGAACCATACGTCATCACTACCCACCTGAACAATCCACACAACCGGACGTTTTTCACAACCTCTGGCCCTGTCCAGTATTGCTTGTTCAGCAAGGTTCATCTCTTTCTGTGCAGGATACAGTAGTGGTATAAATGCCGGATGTGCTCTCAATTCTTCTGCAATCTCTTTCAGTTGTTCATCTGAGAGTGTCAGGCAAGCCTCACCCACCGGACAGGACAATGACATTTCGCCGTTAGCCTGCGTCAGTGCAGTGATCAGGGCGGTAACAATCTTCTGCTGTGTACCGTCTGTCAGATATCCGCGTGATGTCATACCAGTACCACTCTCGCTGTCACGGCACCAAATGGTTTTGCCGTTATGCTCTACTTTTACTTTCATTATTCACCTCGCCGTTCGTATCGCCTCTGCTATTGCCCAGTTAATCTCCTGAGGCAACAGCGCCTGTGTCATCTTCATTGCCCTGTCCTGATATCCCAGCATTGGTTCGACAGGCAGAGCATCACCGAACCGGATTAACAGTTTCGGCATCGGTAGTTTATTCCTGTCTCTGCGGGTTCCGTTCGGCGACCGCTGCAAACGCTTCCGGCCTTTCTTACCCTTCTTCGCTTTCTTCCGTTGCCATACGCCATTAACACCACCGATATCACCGATGAAGGTATTCTCTTTGGATTTCAGCCCGGACATCTTATTGCGCGGCAGGTTGCCATATTTATTCAGTTTGATGTCTTTCGGGTTCAGCAGTGCAGAGCCGTTGAGTTTATGCTCCCCGCCGATTTCAAACGGCTCAAGGTATGCAGCAGCGGTATTCATCACGAACACTTTTGCTTTCAGGTCGCTTTTTCTGGCGCTGCGGCTTTTAACGCTTTTCACCGTGAATGGTGTCGGATTATCCAGATTGCGCTGCATTGCCACTTTCTGCGCATCTTCAATCTTTCTGACAACAACTGTCATAGCCTGAGCGGTGGCAAAGGGTATCTGCTTCCGCAGAGTTCGGAGCTGGTTGCTCAGGTCTGTGAGGTTTGCCATAAACACTCCCGTTTAATATTCCGGCCGCCACTCGTAAATGGTGATTCAAATATTCCCGTTCGTTTCGACTCTTACCCTGCTGGTGGCTCTCCCAGCCTGTATTGCGGTGTTCTTCGCAGTATCCGCTGCGGTCTGTGGTTGTCTTTGCGCAGCCTCGCTTGCGACAGGCGCGTGGTATACGTAGTGGCATAGATTTCCCCAATAAAAAACCCGCCGGAGCGGGTTATGTATTTGTTACGGTCTTTGCCAGGTAGCTCTGTGTTTTTTGCATTCCCGCATTACGGTGCTAATACTTCTCCCCGGCGGAGATTCCATTGCTACAGTCTGCTGGAATGATCCTCTCTTTGGCGGGTCAAGGTACTCAAATGTTAGCTCTCCGACTTTAGCCCACAGATAACACTCTATTCCGCCAACTACTGACTTAATTTCCGCTGATACGATCGCTATTGTTACATCGCCACCGTGCTCCCCCATGATTTCATATTTCAAAAAATCATTGTCGCCATTGTCTATGTATATAGTTTTAAGCACATTATGCAGAATCATACAATTCCTCACCGTTGTGGCATGTACCCGGATACTACATGATAGCGGCAGACTTGCATAAACCTCTATCAACGCCAATCGTAAGCGACGTATGCGGAATTTTATAAAATACAGGCAATAAATAGACCGCAGGGCGGTCTATTGAAGTGTTGCTGTATAATTAAGTGGCTAGTCAGCAGGATAAATAATTTGCATATGCATCCCTGATTTGCCGAAAGCCTGAATACAGCGAGCCTCGAAATCCTTATAGTCAAGCGTTGTTGATTAGTACGCGAGGTTGCCTGTATATTGAACATCGTAGTTAGAGTAAATATTCTTCTTCAATTGCCTTACTGCCCTGTTTTACAGGTATTTTTTTGATTTTTTCATCGCATTGAAATTACAGAAGTTCTGAGGGTATACTCAGTACGAAAATAACAATAACTATTTCTCTAATATTCCATATGCGCCCCTTTATTCTGGGGCTTTTTTTTGCCTATCCGCTTCTACCTCCCGTATTGCCCGCTTATCGTGATTACAGTTGGCAATGTATTTCATAGCATCAGCCAGCAGCTCAACAGCACCACCGAACGTCAAATCATCCGGTATCTCTACCTGCTCACAATCAGCGATCAGTTGCGGCGGAAGTGGTATCACCGGCGCGGGTATTAATTCCGGTCGTGTATCTGCGCAACTCACTGACAGCATCAGCGGGAACAGGAACAGCAGCGCATTCACTGTCTTTGAAAACAGTTTTGATAACCGTCTTAACTTTGACATGCTCTGTACCCTCGGTCTGTTTGGCTTTGATGTTGCCGATTGCTGCGCGATGTCTGATGGCAACAGCTGAAAGCGTGGTGGTGTTTATCGCCTGCTGTACTGATAACTGGCCTGATAGTGCCGTGTTACTCACTTTCAGTTGTTGGTTATCCCGGTAGGTGACATATACCCACCAGGCGGCAACAATAAACAGCGCGGCAATTACCGCCTCTTTCCAGTTCATAGCACTTCACACTCATAATGGATCATACCGTCCAGCGGGTTGTCAGGCAGCGGTTTACAGTGATTCGGGAGTGAATACAGATAACAAACCGACAGCAGAACGGTAGTCAGCAGGATGATAGCAATGATGATCAGCATTAAAGGATTCCGTGGCATACGACCTCCTCTATCTCGCGGCGGGTCATCAACCCTTTCCACGGCTTACCCCCTGCGAAAACCCAGCGTTTCATTTCACCACAGGCCCCGGCTCTGTCACCAGCATTCAGTTTTCTGAGCAGAGTTGACCGGGAGAAAGCCCCGATACCCGTGTTGTATACAAACGAGTAGATCGCACCACGGGTATGAACCGGAATATCAACACGGATAAGACGATCAACACCTTTGGCGACAACAGCCAGGTCTTTATCTAACAGCGCATCGCATTCTGCCTGCGTGTAAATCTTATCCCGCTGAATATCCGGCCCTGTATGCCCTGCACACACCGTCCATACTCCGGCGATATCCTGATAAGGCTTATACCTCATACCTTCGAACGCCGGGATCAGAACCAGTGCAACAGCTATTGCCCCGCCACTCGCGACCGTTACCGCTTTCTTTGCCAGGCCTTTATTCATGATGTTCACCCGCTTTCAGCTGGAATTCCTTCCGTTTGTAATACCAGTTCACCAGGAACGTTCCGACAGTACAGATGATCCCGGCAACAATAGCCCACTGGTCCAGAGATAAAACGCCAAAAGCAGAGGTTATAAGCCCCCAGGTGTATGCTGTAGGGCTGGAATATTTGTCAGACATGCGCATATCCACCCCCTGCGGAGTGTTCCGTATGTTGAGTGATAGGGTAATGCCGCAACCGAGTTATATGTTTTAAACGGGTTAAAATTAAGTGGCTGCGGCATTATTCAGATAATCCCACCAGCGGCAGGAAAGTAATAAAAAACCCGCCGGAGCGGGTTATCATGAACAAAAATCGAGAATAAAGATTCAAGAAAGATAAATGTATATTAACTATGCCATCAACCATTTGATAAACAAATAAATGGCACTAACAATTAACATGACGACACCCATACCATTTATTTTCTCAATCCTTTCTTCAGCTTTTTTTATTTTTATTTTTATATCTTTATCTATTTTTGAAGCAGCACTTCGCACTTCAATACCCTCATCAAACTTAGAATATCTTTTAATTAAATCATCTAAGCTATCTTTTAATGAACTATATGAATCTATTAATATTTCATTTGATATATAAGTAACTCTATATATCAGATAAAGGCCTATAAATATTAACACAGAATCCCAAAACCCACCTGACTTAGCAAGGCCACCAACCGCAATCAATGCCCCTGGAATAGCAAATGCCTTACTTTGACTAGAAGAAACAAAATCATTAATTTTAGTTGTGTAATCTAACTTCTTTTGCTCTAACTCTGATAAGATTTTATTTACTGAGAATCTTTTTGTATATAACTCCAATAAATTCTGATATCGGACATATATTTTATCCCCAATATCTATCACTGCCAACAAGCTCTTATCTTCTTTATCTTTTATTAGTTCAAATATTGCTGTTCGCATTATTGATTCACGTTCAGTAGACTGCGCGTCATTTACATCTAAAACTTTTAATATATTATCAGCTGAGAGATTCGAGTCTATCTTATAATTTATTTTATTTACAAAATTTAAACTCTCACTTAGAGTGATAACTAATTCCTTTCCTCCATCATCATTTGGCATATATAGAATGCATTTATCATTAATAGTATGGTTTGAAACTCTTGTTATTATTTCCTTCCACTTTAAAAATAAAGAGATAGATAGAGTTTCTCTTGATTTTTCTAATGATGATTCATTCCCTTTGAAAACATAAAAAAATTCAGGGACTTTCCCGATTGAATAAGATTTATACCATAATTTATCCATAGAAAGGAATAGGATAGAATCTTCAGAAAACTCAGCTGAAATTACAAACTCATCCTTTCTTTTTTCTAAAACCGTAGTAACACCATATTTATTTAATAATAAATTAAGATGCTCAATATCATCAATCGGTGACTCAAACTTAATTATACAATGACCTTTAACAACTGTTGCAGATGAGCCATCCATTATCTTAACAAAACTTTCAAACTCATCGCTATTAAACATTTAAGCCCCCTGATTAATAATTTTCTCTATCTCTGCTATACCTGTTCCAGTTAATCGAATAATTAAACGAGAATTAGCCTTATCATAAATTATTTTTTTATCTGATTTATTATCAGACCCAATAGTGTTAACACTACACTTTACCTCATATTCATCATCGTCATCCGATATTTTTATTTCTCCAAATGGTTTTGACGATGTATAGTGAGGTTCAAAATATTGATCGATTGTGTACTCATTTATATCAACATACTGCTCAAACTTATTTGCTACATCTTTTATCTCAGGTATACACTCACCAATAATTTTACCAACATCACCGACAGTCATTTTTTTATCCAAACTTCTAGCTTTAGTATCAATAAAAGCTTTCACCGACTCTCTTACTGTAATTCGCTGTTCGGTTGTTAACGCTATGTTGTTTGAAAATCCATCTACTGCTTGTAGTAGTTGATCTATACTTCTCTTATTATCAATTTTAGGGTTACAACCAAGTGCTCGCTTAAAAAATTCACTTTTTGACATCCCTGTAATGAAATGTAGATAAGGATCACCATCATTATTTGGGTAACTAGATTTAAACAAAGTCAAATCAATTAGTACAGCTTGTCTTAAAGCATCTAAATTTACAGATGGTATTTTTTTAGGTACAAGATCCTCATTGAAATCAAACACACCTTTTTTATCTACCATCATAATCAATATTCTTCCATCACTATCTTCATCAAAATCCACTTGATAGTGAATAAAAACTAAAGCACCTCCTGATAGGGTAGACCGATCTTCATATGCTTCTCTCTTCATTAATTTCATAATTCCTGTGACAAAATCAATAAAGGAAAGCTCTCTGTCTAAATATTTAGAAAATGTTCTCGGAGTGTTATGTGGCATTAAATCTTTTTTCATAACTCCATGACTTTTTCTCTTAGCCATAAATTTTCTATCTGCTCTAGAAATAAACTGAATCACATCATCAGACTCTAAAGCCCATTCTTTACCAATCTCTACATCAATGTCACGGCCTTTGTCTCCAGTAACGAAATCAAGCGTAGCTGTTAGAGCATGCATAGCACAATAATTGGGTTTGCTTTTTTCTTTTAACTTTGGATCAAATCCACAAGTACAAATTTCATTAACATCATGTTTGCTTCCACATGATGGACACTCAAGTAAACCGTTTCCTTCACCATCATCAACAACCGTCATTTTATAATTTCCTCAAAATGAAAATCATGTTGATTCTAAGATATAAATTAAATTTATACATCTGTGAATAAAAACACTGGTTTTATAAACACAATTTGCAAATACTATCATCACAAAAATACTGTATATTAAAACAGTATAGCTATTCATCATTGGTGATGCAAGGTACCTATAGATGTATGAGCACAATTAGATAATCATGCAGATAAAAGCCGCACACAGCTCTTGTGTTAAGAGATAACGAGGTGATTGATACTGTGGCGGCGTATATGAAAAAGGCCACGCAATGCGCAGCCTTGTAATAGGTTATGTTTGTGACCTAGCAGGTAAATTCCACTTCAAGTGACTGGTTTTCGTCAGATCTGCATGACGGGCACCACGACTGAACAATGTGCCGGCCATCCCCCATATTTCTCATACCAAAATCTTCATATCTGTAAAAAATATGCTTACCTGCATTATTTGAGCAATTAGGACAGGACTTATACGTCATACCATCAAGCTCGATTTCCTGCGAATCAATCAGAGATGAACCGCAACCAGAACATGCCGACATGCCTTCCTCCATTTAACAATGAAGGTTATTTAATAGCATTCAGCTACCCGGTTTTCGGTGATGATGCTCGCACTATTCATTTGAATACTATTTCTACACTCATTCCCCCAGGCATCCCACCCAGCGTGATTGCTCCGGGCGAACAGTTCAATTTTCGGAATGTCGCCCAGCAATTGAGTAAGGCTATCCCTGATAATACCCGGCTTGCTACTGTGATCCATTCTCGGCGCTGTAATATGCTGACATATTGACGCATCCAGGCGGGCAGGTAATTTCCCCCTGACAGCAAAGAGGCAATCTTCACTGTTCGCCCTGGTCATATGCCCCATGCCTATAGCGCTATTACCTTTATGCTTATTTGTTTTATGCCAGGTAAAACCCTTCATTGTCATCAAACGAAATCCCCAGGCCTTCACAACAGACAATGCTTCCGACGGCATTGTGGGTACCCACCACATAGCAAGCAGACAGGAATCTTTATCTGCCAATTCCCATACCGGCAACCGGCAGATATCGTCAATTGTCATCACGGGGTATTTAAACTCAGCACCCCGACTACCTGATTTACACTTATCCCGATACATCCACGGAGGATCAGCATAGATTAAATTGTATTTCACCTTACCTCCGGAAACGAAAAAGGCCGCACATGGCGACCTTGGTATTCAGTTGTTCGGAATAACCGAACATGTGAACTATCCGGAAATTCCGGAGAGTTGAACCTGTAAGCTATCGTTACAAGTTGCATTCCAGGCAATGAAAGATCACTAATAGCGTCTTTTTGCTTCTAACACGATTGAAAAATAAGAAATGTATTGGATGTAAATAAATTAAAGTCTCAAGGTGAACTTTTGTACCTTTTCACAGGTTTTTTGTTTATTTGCTCTAACTAACGTCGTGCCACCTTTTAACTTAATAACTGAATTTTTTTTATTACAACTATCACAAAATGGAGCGATATACTCATTAGTGAAGTCAGGTGACTCGTTGTAAATATGTGCACCAACCTCTGCTTTGTTATCACAACCATCAACTGAGCATCCACTAGGCCAATTTCCCCTTGAATAATTAACCCAGTGATTTTTCCATGATTTACAGTGGCACGTTCTCTCGGCAGTTCCGACTTTATTTTTCCAACCATTAGCAGGTAACGTCATATCTCACTCTTTATTTGAATATGATAAAAATACGAGAGGGATTTTAGTTGTTGAATTATTATATTTCAACCACACCGATCACAATGACAAAAAAATATAATTAAAACCACCATCTGCCATACTAATATTTTGACGTCACTACAAATTATTAAATGTCAATAATAGCGGTAATTTTGTAAAACCCAATTAACCAACTTCATAAATTTAACTACATAATTATGTACGTAAAGATATAAAAATTCAAAAACCCCCGCAAAAGCGAGGCTTCAATTTATAAGCTATGTGACATAGGAATCACTCTTATCACAGTAGCACCGAATTTGCGTAGCGCACTAATGCTTTTTTACTGCAATTTATTACCCTGGATTTTTCTATCTCTAAATCCATATCAAGAACTGCACCGGTGGCATACAGATAACCATCAACAAACCCCTCGGCAACCTGAAGCATCTGCCTGATACGCCCTTCGCTCAATTTCCATTTACGGGCTATTGCACGTTTTGATACCCCGTACATGTAATGAGCAATAATCAAATCGAGCTCCTCATCTTTTCTGACAGCTTTTAACTTAGTGATTGCCTGGTCGATAACGCGGCCATCGTGATCGCTGCATGACTGTCGTTCTGATCTGTCACTGGCAATAAGCCCTTTAAATCCTGCTGCTATGTGTGAATAGTCTACCCCGCAGTTGTCTGATGAAGCCCACCCGCCCCAGCGGTCTAATGCAATCTGAATATCTCTCATCATTTATCTCTCCGCGCTCCGTACAGCGCATTAACCAAAAACGCCGATCCCGTATGACCGGTTCATAAACTTAAATAACAACTCCAGTTGGCTGCCGTGTACTGCTTCCCATGCTGCCGGATCCCGATGTAACTCATCGTGGTGAATACGGCACAGCGGGATGGTAAAAATGTCATGTGCTTTTGTGCCGGTACCACCGGTGCCGTGTCCGATGATGTGATGCGGGTCGTCCGCCTGCTGTCCGCATACACAACACGGCTGGCTTTTCACCCATTGCAGATATTTTTGACACTCCCAGCGCTTTAACTTCGGGATCCGCATAAAACTGGCTGGTGGCTCCGGCTCTATCTCAGGAACAACGACCGGCTTTATCTTCTCTACGATGTCCTGAACAATCTGACTGTGTGAGCGCGTCCGCTGAACGATGGAGTGCTCCGTCATGGTACCGGTCATATCCTCTTCCGGTTGCTGCATCAGGATGTAGGAGCTGATAAAGTCCGGAAGATGATCACTGACGCGGTGCATCACAGACCAGGTGAACAAATCGGAAGGATTCAGAAGGTGGCCGGCCGGCATCCGCAGGTCGATAAATATACTCTTCGCCACAAAAGCCCGTTGGTTGTGTAACAGAATTTCGTCTGCCTGCTGCTGGTGGATATTACCTTCCCGGAGGATGTTGTCATGATGCCAGCACGTCCGGATAAACCCGCCTTGGCGCTGGGTCATGGTCAGTTCATCGTGGTGATATGGGTTTTCCGTATCGACAACCTGGCAGTGATCCACTGACTTAACGTAATGCTGGGAACCGGCCAGACCGCCGGCAGCTTTTACCACCGCCGGATTGTCCAGGAACCGTAATACCCGCGCATCAGTCAGCAATGGCTGCGCATCTTCCGGAACACGACCGGACGGAATACCATCCATTGAACGGGGAGCGGCACTCACAACATAACGGACACCGTTCCGGAAGTTGCAAATCTCAGAATCGGGATTAAATATCAGGATTCGGGCATCTTTCTGGACAAAGCCGGTTAACAGGTAATTCATCAGATAACGCCCTTCCCCTGATATGCCTTCACCGCTTCACGCAGGCGCTGGTACCGGCTGTGAAATGTGAACGCATCCGCAATATGCAGCCAGCCACGGCGCTGAATGTGCTTTTCAAAAAAGCGATCATCTGACCAGGTGCGGTTAAGGTCACGCAGAACCCACCAGCGGGTGAGTTGATGCAGAACCGCCAGCGCAGGAACAACACTCACACCGTAAATCTCTTTGCTTTCTGAGCGCATGTTCATGCCGCCTCCCGTTCTTTTGCGGCCTGCTCTGTGGCCTGTTTCCAGTACCCGCGAAATGCTGCACGTCCGGTAATTTCATTCATCCGGCCAATATGTGATTTATGCTTTGCAACCAGTTCCTGCACACGGTTTTCCGGTTTCCAGTCGGAGGATGAGAACATTTTCCGGAAGACTTCATCGCACTCAGTGGTATCGATGTTCTTTGAGTCCGCAGCGCGTTTAAATCCGGCTGCCTGTCTCAGCCAGTAATTAAACCCTGCGTTCCAGTCGGTGTATTGAGTACCCTTGCTGGCGTGGTAGTCCCTGAATTTGCCAAACTCATCCTGAACATCCAATCCGGCAGTTTTTGCCCGTTCAGTGTGTTCCGGTGACGGCGCGAAGTTTTCCGGCATCACGGTTTTGCTTTTGGCTTTTCCGCGAACAGGATTAATATTTTTATTATCTGGATCTATGACTGGATCATTACTGATTCTGGGTGCAGCTCCTGCACCACTATCGGAACCAGTTGCACCACCTGGTGAATCTGCTGCACCAGTCCCGGAACCATTTGCACCACACACCCCCGCAGGATTTGCACCATATGGTGCAGGAGATTCACCACTCACAACGGCAGCATTCAGGCGCAGATGATAGATATTTGACTGGTTAAGACCGTTGGCAGATTTCCGGGACTCGATACGAACCAGCCCCATTTCCACCAGGGCGTTAATATGGTTCTGTACTGAGCGCTCTGACATTTCGCACTGCTCTGCGATGTACGGCACAGACGGCCACGATTCGCCCTGGTCGTTGGCATTATCAGCCAGCTTTACCAGTACCAGTTTGCGCAGCGCATTGCCGGTTTTTATCTGCAAAGCCCGCGCAGTTAAAATCATACTCATGGTTTCACCTCATCCACGCGTGTATACCGCTCCTGGAAGGTCTTCAGAGGTTCAAAGCACGGATGTTCATAGCCGTCACGCATGAAAATCACCCGGCTGTTTTGCCGGTCAAACCGGACAACATGAACTTTCCGCCCGCGGCTGTCGGTGTAATACCGATCAAGATTGTCAGCTGTTTCTTTCATGCCGAGGCTCCTGCTGTCTTACCCAGACGGTTAAAATCACCTACCGCCCACTTCACAAACTGGTAGTTTGTTTCCGAGAAACCTTCCGGTACTCTTACCGTATAAACAAATGCGGCAGGGTCTTTTCCACCCTTAACAGGAGCAACGCGGAGTTGCGCAAAGCCTGCCAAATGAGTTAATCTGCTCATGCGTTTATCTCTTCACACAATTGATATAGCGCGACCGAAGCCGAGAGCCGTATACTCTCGGCTTCACCCTTTCTTATGGTACTTAATGAATGCATAGATAAATGTCCTCCCTGTCGCCACAGTCCGATCCAACAGTTTTTTCAGTTGTTTTTCTTCTTCACTGTCTACCTGCCCGTCTTCCAGTGATTTATCCATAAACACAGCCAGTGCCCCCTGATTAGCCGCTACCTTGCTATGCAGGCGAAATAATTCGGGCTCGTCCAGATCATCAGGATTGATTCTTTCCACCAGCAGCATTTCAGATTCTGTTGCAACATATTCGGCATACAGTTTCGTCCCGGAGACTTCCTGCATCGTCATCAGGTCGTGGTGATCGAAGAACCGGCAGCCGTTCTTTTCATAAAATCGGTTATTGAACGACGTGGCAGACATACCAAGCGCACCGGCCATAACTTCGCGCCCACCATTAGTAGCGCTGCACATCTCTCTTACGACTTCTTTCAGTGATTCATTCTTCATTGCCTACTCGCTTTCAGGTTGGGTTGTAGTTAACTTGGTCAGATGGTTTTGGTATCGTTTGGTAATCCATCCGATACATTTGGATAAAGATCCGGCCGCAATTGGTTTGGTGTTATCACCCAATTACCCAGCTCGCACAGGTGGATAACCCTTTCCGCCGGAACCTGATTGTTCTTGATCCAGTTAAATACAGACTGAGGTGATTTAAACCCAAACAGCCGAGATACCGCTGATGGTGAACCCACCGCTTCAATTGCCTTTTCTGTAATGCTTTGTTGTTGCATTCGCGCCTCCTGTTATCAATAAAATAATACTACTTAAAGTAGATAATAAAGGCAACTTATAATAGAAATGACAATTTTGGATGTAGTGGATAGACTTCTACCTATGGTAGAAATTCCGAAATACAAAAGCTTTGCTGACCGACTGGTGCAGCGCATGACTGAAGCGGGGGTTGACGTTAAACAACTATCCGAGGGTGTAGGCGTTACGTATGAAATGGCGCGCCGGTATACCCTGGGCTCTGCCAAGCCTCGTGACGACAAAATGGAGCGAGTGGCTGAAGTTGTTAAGTCGACACCTGTGTATCTTGATTATGGTGTGCGAGCTGATGGAACGGTCGACAAGATGGCTACAGATACTGTTACAGTGAGGCAAATCGAGGCATTTGCATCCGCTGGGAATGGCTACATCAACAATCCCTTCCCGGAAGTGATCAGGTCAATCGAGATCCCGCAGGACCGCATCTATGAAATGTTTGGCCGCCGGACGCTTGAAGGTGTGGTCATTATCAATGCGGATGGTGACAGCATGACACCGACCCTGAACCCGAAGGATTTGCTGTTTATTGATACTAAAGTCGGACAGTTTACTGGCGATGGTATCTATGTCTTTAATTTTGAAGGATCAACGTTCATCAAACGCCTGCAAAAAGTTAAAGGCCGCAAACTGGCCGTTATATCCGACAATGACTTTTATCCGCCTTTTCACATCGAAGAACATGAAATGCATGAATTGTATTTCCACGGCAAGCTATTGATTAGTATACCGATGAACATTAAATACTTCTCATAAACACAGAAAACCAGCCTATGCTGGTTTTTTTACGCCCTCATTTTCTACTTTAAGTAGTTGACATAATCTACTTTTGATTGCATTCTTGTTTTCAACGAAGACAGGAGATTAACCATGCAAACAGAACCTACCATCACCAGCAATATGTCCGCCGACGATGTCGCACTGTGGATCACCGAAAAAGCCCAGGCGCTTCAAAAGCTGCAATCACTACGTGCAGAACGTGACAGAGAGATCCGCGACCACGAACGTACTATCAGTCGACTCGATGAAGATATCATCAAGTGGGAAGACCGCTGTGCTTTAACAGTACAACCGCAGTAACGGCTGTGTATCTGAATAACCGTGTGAAGAGTAAACGACCCCATAACAATAACCATGCAATACCATTAGCGGCCGTGCATACCACGGTACATTCCACCAGCCGGCCGCCATTTTTTACAAACATAAGTCCACCGGCATAAATCGTCCTGCCGGATAGATACCTTGCCTGACCACTGGTGGACTTATTTTTGTGAATAATAAAAAAGAAATAACCATCATTCCAACACCAGGGAATTAATTACTTATAAAAAGTAACGGCTTTTTATTATCTAAATTGTGTGGAGAGAAAACTATGTCAAGAATGGTAGATCTTGAAGCGTGGGCAGAACATGAGTTTGGTGATGAGGCTCCGAGCAGGCGGACATTATATAAATATGCGAAATCTCACATGATGGTACCACCAGCTTTAAAAGTCGGTAAAAAATGGATGGTAGATCGTGACGCACGTTATGTCGGAATTATTTCGAAACCTCAATTACCGGGCAATTCTGGCGATATGTTAAGAAGGATTTTGTCTGATGGCTGCGAGACCACGCTCTCATAATATTATTGTCCCTAATTTGTACTGCAAACTTGATAAGCGAAACGACAAGACATACTGGCAGTATAAACATCCGTTGACAGGTAAATTTCACAGCCTGGGTACCGATGAGAAAGAAGCAAAGGAAGTCGCTATCCAGGCAAATATGATAATTGCTGAACAACAAACAAAACAAATACTGAGTATCAATGATCGTCTGTCAGGAATTAAAAACGCCAGACACGAGATCAGTGTCAGCGTGTGGCTTGATAAATATCTGGAAATTCAGAACGAACGAGTACGTGAAGGTGAATTAAAACCTAATTCACTGAAGCAGAAAAACAAACCGGTAAATTTATTCCGGGAACACTGCGGCATGCTGAAACTTAAAGATATTACCGCACTGGAAATAGCTGAAATCACAGATCAGGTTAAAGCAGCCGGTCATAACCGAATGGCTCAGGTTGTCAGAATGGTTCTGATCGACGTATTCAAAGAAGCCCAGCATGCCGGTCACGTACCTCCAGGATATAACCCGGCGCAGGCAACCAAACAGCCACGAAACAGAATAAAGCGCGAACGGCTTTCACTGGAAGAATGGCAGGCGATATTCAGCCAGGCGGAGCATTACCCTCACTATCTCAGATGCGGAATGCTGTTGGCTGTCGTAACGGGACAGCGCCTGGGAGATATTTCTGATATGAAGTTTTCGGATGTATGGGACGACATGCTCCACATCGAGCAGGAAAAGACTGGCGTAAAATTGGCTATCCCCCTCTCACTGAGATGCCAGGCGATAGATATGTCATTACGCGAAGTTATTGCTTTCTGCCGGGATCGTGTTGTCAGTAAATACCTGGTTCATTATCAACACACCACATCACAGGCGCAAAAAGGGGAAAAAGTAACAGCTAATACGCTGACTACAACTTTCCGGAAAGCCAGAGATAAATGCGGAATTAAATGGAATGAAGGTGCAGCACCGACATTTCATGAAATGCGGTCATTATCGGAGCGTTTGTACCGGCAACAGGGAATTAACACCAAAAATCTGTTGGGCCATAAAAACCAGCAACAAACCGATAAATATCATGACGATCGTGGAAAAGATTGGATAAGAGTGTTGATATGA